CCGGCGAACACTACACAGTCACGATCGACGCGACGAAAGTCGACGTCGTGCTGTCGCCGCCGTCGAGCTCGGCTGACGTCGTGACCGCGCTCGTCACCGCCATCAATGCGATCGTCGACGTCACTGCGACAGGCACGACCGACGTCAACGTCGTAAGCGACACCGCGAACGCAGTGCACTCGATCAGCGGCCTGTCGGCAAACATCACCTTTGCAGACACCACGCCCGCAGCGACGCCAGCAGCTGCGGTCGGGACCGACCTGGCTGCGATCAGGGCCTTTGACGGCGACTGGTATGCCCTCGTGATGCTCGTGCCCGGCGCTGCGTCAGTGCAAGAGGCCGCTGCGTGGGTAGAGCCCGAGCGCGCGCTCTACTTCTCGGCAACGGCCGCGAACGATGTGCCATCGTCGCTGACGACCGACATCGCGACCACGCTGCAGGGCCTCGGCTACACGCGCTCTAGCATCTGGTGGCATCCGAATCAGAGCGAGTACCTCGACGCGTCTGTCGTCGGCGCGATGCTGCCCAAGCTGCCGGGCCCGATTACGTTCGCAAACAAGGGCCTCGCCGCTGTGACAATGGCGAACCCTGACACCTCGCAGCGGGCAGCGCTCAAGACCAAGCACGCAAATTGTTACATCAACATCAAGGGCCTCGGCTTCACGCTGTGGGGGTGGGCAGCGAGCGGCAGATACCTCGACGTCACTGTCGCGATCGACTGGTTCGACGTGCAGATCGAAGACCGAATCGTCGCGCTGCTGCGCAACAACGATGTGGTGCCCTACACAACTGCGGGCATCGAGCTCGTGCGGTCCGAGATATTCGCGCAGATCCTCGAGGGCATCGCACTCGGGATAATCGACGGCGCGCAGCCGTTCAGCGCGACCGCGCCCGCGCTCGCAACGATCGACCCGAACCTCAAGACGCAGCGCATCCTGCCCGATATGAAATACAGCTATGTGCTGTCCGGCGCGATCCACAAGGTTCGCGTAGTCGGCACTGTCCAGGTCTAACCCAGCGCAGCCGAGAGGACACAACAGGTCATGGGCTTCAAATCCTGGAACATCAACGAGCTATCGATATCGCTAAACGCGATCCCGCTGTCGACAGGCGGCTACGCCGAGGATGAAGTGCTAGCGATCGACTGGACCGAAGATTGGTTCACGAAATACGTAGGCGCCGACGGCGAGGTCACGCGCACGCGCACAAACAATTTCAGCGCTACAGCTACCCTCAAGTACGCGCAGACCGCCGACGCCAATACGACGCTAAGCGCGCAGCTCGCGAAGGACATCGCGACACTGAACGGCGCTGCCGCCGGCGTATTCACGGTGAAAGACTCAGGCGGCGGCCTCGTCATCACGAGCCCGCGGGCATGGATCATCGCGCCGCCGCAGATCCGACTCGGTAAAACCGTTCAAGTTTTCGAATGGAAAATCGACCTCGCCGACGCGCGCACGAGCACGTTCGGAGGTCGCTAAACTATGAGCCGAACCGTAAGAGAAAAGCAGATCGGCGAGTATCGCTACCTAGTGACGCTGCTCGGCGCGAAGGCCGGCCGATCGATGCTCGTGCGCCTGACCAAGCTGCTCGGGCCTGCGACGGCATCGTTTCTCGAGGGCGTGCTGCACGCCAAGGGAGGTCTGACGGCATCGCTCGCCCTCGGCGCGAGCGACGCCATACGCGAGGTAACGCAGCGCCTCAGCGAGGCAGACCTCGTCATCATCAGCGACGAGCTCGCGCGCTTTACCGCTGTCGTCATCGACGCCGAGCATCAGCCGCAGCTTGACAAGATCTTTGACGACCACTTTGCCGGCAGATACGGCGAGATGCTCGCCTGGCTAGCGTTCGCCCTCGAGGCTAATTTCACGAGTTTTTTCGACGGCGCGCGCAGCGGCTCGACGCCGCTCGCGCAGCGCCTGCAGAGCCTGATCGCGTTACTGTCACAATCCCCAAGCACATCGACTGGGACATCTGGCGAATCGTCGCCAGCGACCGCATCAGCGCAAGCCTGACCGAGGTTTGCGAGGAATGGACCCTAGACGACCTATACGACGCTCACGACGTGCTCGACCTATACGACGAGCTCGAGCGCCAGCAGGCACGACTCGCAAAGGAGCGTAACAGTTGAGTGCCGTAGTCCTACGTGAGCTCGTCGCAAAGCTTGGCCTCACTGTCGACGAGGGCGCATTCGAGCGCGCCGACCAAGGCCTAAAGAAGGTCAAGAAAGGCCTCGAGGAAGTCGACCGCAAGACGCGCGACGCGAGCGGCCGCTTCGTGCGTGGCGCGCAGGACCAAGCCGCGGCAGTCGAGGCGCAGGCGACCAAGCAGGCGGCGTCAGCTCGCCGGCGAGCGAAGGACGGGCCCTCAGCTGCTGATACTTTTCAGCAGTACCTAGGCGGCGCAGCGGTGTTCGCTGCCCTAAAGGGCATGACCGAGCTCGCGTCGAGCGCAAACGAGACGGAGAACGTACTAAAGGAGCTATTCGGCGCGCCCGGCGTCGAGCAGGTGAAAGGCTGGTCAGACGTGACCAGCGTCGCGCTCAACCGCAGCAAGTATCAGCTGCGCGAGGCCGCAGGCACATTCGGCGCGCTGCTGACGCCAGTCACGAGCAACACCGCAGAAGTACGCAACATGTCCGAGGCGCTTAGCGTGCTCGCGATCGACCTCGCCAGCTTCTACAACACGAGCGACGAGGAGGCGATGCTCGCGCTGCGATCGGGCATCATCGGTCAGTCAGAGCCGCTGCTTAAGTACGCCGTGAACGTGCAGGAGGCGACGCTAAAGGAGTACGCGCGCACGCAGGGCATCACTAAGTCAGTCGAGAAAATGACCAACGCAGAAAAGACACTGCTGCGTTACAAAAGCATTCTCGAGCAGTCGACTAAGGCGACCGGCGACGCCACGCGCACCGCCGGCGAATACGCGAACATGCTGCGAGGTGTGCACGCTCGCGTGACCGAGCTCGCGACGGACCTCGGCAAGAAACTACTGCCGCCGCTTAAAGCGCTGTTCGCTTGGGCTAACCCCATGATCACGGCATTCGGCAAGCTCGCCGAATCCTCCTACATCTTCGAAGGCCTGCTCGGCGCGCTGGGCCTAACGATCCTGCGAGTGTTCGGCGGCAAACTCTGGGCCCTCACGACGTTTGGGTTAAAGCTCGGGCTAATCGGCGCCGCCCTCGACGACATCATCAACTTTGCCAACGGCGCCGACAGCGGCATCGGTCGCCTGCTAAACGCCCTCGGCGGCGAGGGCACTAGCACCAAATGGCTTGAGGCTATCTCGCAGGCGCTGCGCGACATGACGCGCGACTGGGAAAAGTTTGTCGCCGCCGTGCGAACGTTCAGCATCCCCGATAAATGGGATGCGTTTCTAGACAAGCTGCACACCGCGCAGGGCTACTTCGACGCGATCGCGCGCGCCATCACTAAAGCCATGATGGGTCGCGAACGCGGCAACCTGATCACGAAGGAGCAATACAACCGTTATGGCAAAGGCAACTTCTCGCGCCTCGACGCCCTCAGCGACGACGAGCGCGCAGAGGCCGAAAGAGCCGTAGACGCGTACAACGCCCGCATGCGGTTCGACGCAGCCGAGGCGCTGCGCAAGGCCAGCGAACGAGCCTCGTTTGACGCGAGTTTCGCTGCGCCTGCGCCCGGCGATCCCGACCTCGCACTCGGGCTAGCAGGCGACCAGCTGTCGGCGCCCGTCGACTCAGGCCCGAACATGTCCGTGCAGTTCGGCGACACGACGATCAACATGTCACTGCCGCCGGGCGCTAACCCGATCGACGTGCAGCGCGCGACGCAGCGCGGCGTCGACATCGCCAACCGGCAGGCGCTCGACGCCGTGCGCCAGGCCGCCGGAAAGGTCCGACGCTGATGCCAGACCAGCCGCCACCGTGGACAAACGTCAGCCACCTACAGATCAACAAGCTGTGGATCGACTGCAGCGTGCGCGAGCAACACGTGCTCGGCGCGCAGTGCTCGCAGTTTGCCGTCGAGGAAGGGCCCGACATCAGCGATCACGTTCGCGATACGCCCGACGGCCTGCGCATAGAAGGCATCATCACGAACACGCCGATCGGCACGCGACCGGCCTACGACGGAGATCCCGGCCTCGTGCAGCGGTCGCTGCCGCTCACCACCGCCGACGGGCAGCCGCTCGAATTTAACCAGTTCGTAGGCTATCAGTCGCACCAACTCGAGGGCCCGCCGAACGCTGGGTATTTCAGCCTGGTTCCGATCATCGGCGCGACGACGCTGCCGTTCACGAACTACAACGACCTACCCAAGAAAAAGCTGAACATGCTCGTCGCCGAGTATGAGTTCAAGCCGCTCGGCGTCGCCGGCTACTCGTGGCAGTACATCGCCGAAACTAACCGCGTGAAGTTCGCGCACGACACGCTGCGCGCGACGTTCAAGGCACGGCAGCCGATCACGGTCATTACCGGCCTGCACGTCTACGA